TCACAAATCATAAACAGCAATGATTTCATTGCCGCACATTTCGCCGTTTTCAACAAAGCCGTACTTTCTGTAAATCTCTCTTGCGCGCACATTTTCGGGTTCATATGAAAGCCAAACTTTATCCGCTTTTCCGAACGGATAAGTGCGAATCAGCGCCATCGCTGCGTCCAATGTCTGCCTGCCGAAACCTTTGCCCTGATACTTTTTATCTATCATCAGCCTCCACAGGCTGTAGTTTTTCTTTATCAATTCACTTTCTTTCTCGTTGCCGACGGTGCCTTTGCCGATCATGATAAAACCGACAAGCGTTTCATCATTATAAACTGCCAACGGCAGCGCATTGCCGCCCTCGTTTCTTGTTGCATAGGCTTCCGCCAGACTCTGTATGTTTTCTGCAACAAAATCCTTTTGTTCTTCAAAAGGTTCCAGTGTGCAAACTTTCCATATGTTTGCATTTGTAATTTCTTTAAAGTTAATCATAGTCAAATTTATCCGATTGCAACTCCTGTTTCCATTAAACTTTGTCAAAAGTCAAAACTGCATGGTTTCATCAAGCGTTTGAACCGAACAGCCCTTGCTTTCATAATAATTCAGCATTTCGGGCAGTTTCTTCTTATCGTAACTGTGATGCAGTCAGACAGCACGCACCGTTGTCCGCCGCCTCGTTCTCTACGGCGGTGCAATTTATGGAGTAAATACTCCCCTCCGTGAAGTGAAGTTCCACGCAGGCGGTATCTATATTGAACGCACAGTTTACGAGCTTCTCCATGGGTATATCCTCCTGAATTTGATGTTATTCTATCCCGAAACTAAACTTCAATATCCTTGATAAAAACAAGAAATCCGAACCCCTGACCGATCGGTCTAAGGTTCGGATTATCTTGCATTGGTGGACTTGATAAGTCCAAATCCGAAATAGTAGCGGTATTGTTTTCACCGCTGTAATTGTAGGTTATGACAATCTTATCATCATAGACGAAAACGGCGTGAACAAAGGTATCAATAAGCTGCTGGCGGTATTTTTCGCTTGTTATGTTGCCGTCCTTAAAACTGGAAATCCAATAAATAATTTGTTCCCTGCTGATGATCCGCCGCGCAATGCTTTCTTTTGCGATCTCTATTTCAACGTTGCGCTTTTCGTCCTCTAATTCGGTCAAGCGGGTTTTCGTGCTTTCGGTTATGATCCCCTTTTCAATCGCGGTCATAATGTTTTTGATAGAAACTTGAATTTCAGCAAGGGAGTTTTCCAAATAAAGCATTGTCCCGCTTTCGGCGGCTTCTGCCTTCTGCAATTCAACAAGTCGATCCGCGATCTTATCTATAACATCGTCTTTCAGAATGTCCGTAACGGTACGCTGGATCACTAAATCTTCGATCCAGTCTTTTTTCACGTTGCTTTTGTCGCAGGCCTTTTCACGCTTCTTCTTGACGCAGGCATAGTAATAATACTTCTTGCCCGTCTTGCTTGTGCCGCTTTCTCCCACCATAGCGGAGCGGCATTTACCGCAAAACAGCTTTGTTGAAAGCAAATAGTTTATTTCTGCCTTCGCTCTTGCGGGGGCTTTTTTGTTTTGCTCCATACGCAACGCCACCATTTCAAATAATTCTTTGTCGATGATCGCCGGAATGCCGCCAACGATCTCCCCATACTTTGTTTTGTAAATGCCTATGTACTTCTTGTTCGTCAAGATAGTATGCAGGCTATTTTTATTGAACGCGCCGCCGCGAGCCGTTTTCACGCCGCGAGCGTTGAGAATGTCGCATATTTCTTTTACCGTCTTGCCGCTGCTGTACAGCTTGAAAATATCAACGACAACGGGCGCGGTTGTTTCGTCAATCTCAAAATAGCAATCGGAATTGACCTTGTACCCTAATACGCGCTGACCGCCCAGCGCCTTACCCTTTAAGGCGTTTTCTCTCATGCCGCGCGTGATCTTCTGCGACAATTCAACGCTGTAATATTCCGCCATGCCTTCAAGCAGGCTTTCCATGATGATACTTTCCGGCGATCCGTTCAAGTTCTCCATAGCGGAAAGAACCTTCACGCCGTTTTTCTTCAAGCGGGCTTTATAAATTGCGCTGTCGTAGCGGTTGCGGGTGAAGCGGTCGAGGCGGTACACAATGACGGCTTGAAACTGACGCTTTGCGCTGTCCTCTATCATCTTTTGAAAGGCGGGGCGGTTGTCCGTCTTTCCGCTGATAGCGCGGTCGATATAGGTATCAATTACGGCTATATCATTCGCTTTCGCAAATGCGTAACATTCCCGTAATTGTCCTTCTATGCTTTGTTCTGTCTGACGATCGGAGGAATAGCGGGCGTATATGACCGCGTTTAATGCTTCCGGCATTATTATTCCCCCTTCTGTTCATTTTCCCAACGCTCTATCCCTTTTACAAGTCCGGTATAAAAAGCCTTTTGTTCAGTTTCGGACAATTTGGAAACATTGTTAAACAATTCGTTCATCTGTTCAAGTAAAAGAGAAGAATTGCTTTCGCTGTTCACTTGCTCTTGGATTTTAGCTTGCAGATGTTTTCCAAATTGCGAAGCGTCATTTGAAAAATATCTTAAAAGCATACTTTCTATTGGCGTTCTACTTGTGGCGGGTTTTTCTTCGATCGCTTCAAGGTCGTTAAGGTTGTACTTTAACATGAAAAGCAATTCTTCAAGCGGTATTCCGGTAGCGTCAGACAGCTTGACAAACGTATCAAGGCTAATTGTCACGGGCTTACCCGTGCGCGGATCATAGCCTTTTTCGATACTGTCCAAATGCGTATGGCTTATTCCGATTTTTTTAGCGTAATCACGAAGCGAAAGATCACCACGTGCTTTCCGTATTGCCTTACCTAATGCATTGTTATCCATACACAACACCGCCTTTTATCATATTGTAAACTACACACTACAATAAATCAAGACAAGCACAGAAAAATTACAAAATAATTTTGTTGTGTGCGTTTGACAAAATAGGTTTTGTTGTGTATGCTTTACATATAGGAGGTGGACGGCGTGTTAAACAAGGTAAAAGAGTACCGCAAGAAAAGAGGAATGACACAAGCGCAGCTTGCGGAGCGGGCTAACATTTGCAGGCCGTATCTTTCGGCGATTGAGAGTGGGAAGCAAACAAGAATTTCAAACGTTGTCATGTTTCAAATTGCCCGCGCTCTTCAAGAGCCGATCGACAATATTTTTTTTAGCAACTATGTTGTGTGCGCACAACAAGTAAAGGAGGCCTAACACATGAGCGGGATAACGGTACAGCTTGACACAATGCCCGCGCCCGTCATGGCGGCGCATTGTCGGGGCTTGTTTGAAGCGATCGGAAGTTTCTTCGATGATCCGGACAATCAAGCGAAGTTCGAGGCATGGCACAAGAAGAAATACGGCTGCTTGCCGAAAGAAACTTCATACGGCAGGCCGTCAGAGGCGAAAGGAGCGTAAACAATGAGCAAGCGGAAAAAGAAGCGCGGCGGCGGTCGTTCCCCGTATGAGGGTTACGAAACGGAGGTATGGGGATCAAGCCCGATACAGATAGCCGCGATCGAGAAGGAATACCGGAGCATGGAAGAAGAGAGCTTCCAAATGGGCGCAGAGGATCGGGAGCAGAACCGCCGGAAGCTGGATTATTACGAATTTGCGTTAGACTTTGCCGACCTTCCGTTGCCGCGCGGGATCATTACGGAGATCGCACGGGCGAATTATGCGACATACCTTGACGCATACAAGGGCAAGGCATTCAAGGCGCATATCATTTGCAAAGTCCTTTCGTTGGAGGGCGGCGCGGTATGACAGGAAGCAGAAAATATAACTTCAAGTGTCAGAGTTTCCCGAACACGATTGAGCAGGAGCGCAGGCGGCGCGGCTGGACTGTTACGAAGTTGGCGGAGCTTTCCGGCGTAAGCCGTTATTCGATAGCAGCATATGAAACATGGGCGGCGGGCGGCATTGTACCGAAACAGCAGATGAAGAGCGTAACGGACACAACGGCGCAGATGATCGCGGACGCGCTGGAGGTTACGCCGGAACAGCTTTTCAAGCACTATGCGGAGGCGGCGGCAGAGCATAAACCGCGCGTTAAGCCTTTTTCAACAAGAGCGGAGCGGGACGGCGCAATATTGAAAGCGTTAGAGCCTGCAAAATATACGGCGCTGAAAATGTGCGGCGTTCTTCAATGCAAAGACGTATGGTGCGAAATGGACGACGTTATAGCGATCGCATATGAAACCGTTGTTGAGGTTGCAGAAGAGGCTTTAGAAAGAGGGATCGCAGCGGGCGTTTGCTTTGACGCGATAGCTTGCGGAGCGGTCAAAAAGAAGTTTCTTCGACTACGCAAATATTACGGTGAGAAATGCCGGAAAGCCGATCTTGTGAGATATGAAGCATATTTCCCCCTTCGCGATCCGGCTTCTTCCTATCGCCTTGAAGATCGTTACGAGTTGCGCGAGGAATGCCGCGAGGCCGTCCGGACGCTTTCACCGGAGCGCCGCCGCGATCCATACATAGCGGAATTGCTGGAGGCATTAGCATTATGAAAAAAGAGGACAAAAAAATAACGCCCATCGGCGGGCAACCGATGAACGTTAGGGCTGTACAACAGCTATTCACTACAAATAAATTATAGCAGTTGTACGGCCTTTTGTCAAGGCAGGAGGCCAAAAAATGCGAGCAAAAAGAAGGATTTTCGCGGGTAGCGTATGTGAACAGGAGGTGTACACCTTGCCGGATCGGACAAAGGACGTAAAGAAGGCAGAGCCGCGCCCACGGTTCAGCAGCGCGGAGGAATACGAGGACTTCAAGCAGCGGTTAGCCCGTCGAAATCATGCGCGAATGTTCAACGCGACGTTTTCCCCCGCTTCCCTCTATACCACGATCACGTTGGACAACGAACACGAAGTACATACTTTCGCCGAAGCGGACGGGATCATAAATCCGTTTTGGCGGCGGTTGCGGCGGTTAAATCCGGACGCGCAAATAGCGCTTTACCCCGGCAGAGGCAAGACAACGAGCCGCATTCACTTTCACATGGTATCTAACGGGCTGACCGAAGAGCAGATACGGGAGAAGTGGGACGGCGGAACGATCATTCGTATTGAACACTTGCGGGAACACAACTACTACAACGGCGTGGATCACGGGCGGGATTATACAGGCCTTGCAAATTACCTTTTCGACCATTGGACACCGGAGAGAGGGACGCGCCACCATTACAAGGGTACGCGGAATTTGTGCCAGCCGGAGAAGGAAGCGGCGACGGAAGCAAAGCGGGAGTATTCCGAGAGCAAGCCGCCGCGAGCGCCGAAGGGTTACAGGCTTGTAGAAGCAAAAACGAACCGTTACGGCTATATGTGCTTCAAGTACGTTCGTAACGAGGACGCGGCGGAAGCACCGCCACCGAATAACCGGAAACGGCCTCTAAAATGCTGATCGCGGATCAGCTTTGAAGGCCTTGTAAATAAGTAAGGTTCGATAACCAACACTTTCTTTGAAGATGATTTTTTGTTTAATTCCCCGTCGCCTGCTTTAGATAGATCACGAAGGCGGCGAGCCGTCAAGAGGAACGTGGAATACCGGAGCGGCGCAACGCGGCGCGAGGATATGCCGCGAAAGCCTCTTTACGGTGAGTTGCCGGAGTGATAGAAGCAGGACGGCGGCGGGGATAACAAAAAATCATCAGAGGAAGCACATAGACACGCAGACAGCAGCCCGTCCGCAGGCGTGTTCAATTCCTTTGAGCCTGTCCCCCTCCCAGCGGGAGGGGCGGAGGGGTGGGAGAAAAAGCAGACAGAAAGGAGAAACGAAAATGTATTTCAGAGTATGCCCGCATTGCGGTTGCGCCCTTGATCCTTCGGAAAGTTGCGATTGTCAGCAGGAACGGAGGAACGAAGAGGAAGAGAAAGCAGCGGAGCGCCGGAAGGAGGACAAAGACGCATGAATATCTTTCAACGCATATTCGGGAGGGTAAAGCCTCCAGCACGGGGAACAAGCCGCGCGGAGATCATCGGCGGCGGGAATGCCTTTTCAGCATGGAGCGGTAACGCATACAGCAACGACATTTTCAGAAGCGCCGTTGACGCGATCGCCCGCAATGCTGCAAAGCTGAAAGGATCGCACATTATCAAGTATCGGGATCATGAACAGGTAACGGGCGATTGCAAGTTAAACCGTCTGTTACAGGTTGAGCCAAACCCGTATATGTCCGCCTTCGATATGCTGTACAAGCTGTTTACCCACTATTTTCTGTACAACAACGCTTTTGCGTACATTCAGAAGGACGAACGCGGGCAATGCGTCGCCGTGTTCCCGCTCAATCCGGTTCATGCGGAGTTTTTGAGCGACACGGGCGGGGCGCTATATGTGCGCTTCATCTTTTCCGGCGGGCGTGAAGTCATTTTACCGTATGCGGATATTGTCCACCTTCGCCGCAATTTCAACGGGAACGATATTTTAGGCGATCCTAACGACGCGCTTTCCCCCGCGTTGCAGCTTGCCCACGCGCAGAATGAAGGCATTGTTTCCGCGATCAAGACAGGCGCGAGCATTCGCGGCATTCTGAAACGCACACAGCTTGCGAATGCCGACATCTTGAAGGAAATGCGCGAAAACTTCATACAGGACTATTTGAACATCAACAACAACGGCGGCATTGCCGTTCTTGACAGCGCCGCCGAGTATATCCCGATCGACAACAAGCCGTATGCGATCGACGAAAAGCAAATGCAGGCCGTGAAAACGAAGATTTACGACTATTTAGGCGTTTCGGAAGCGATCGTAAACAGCAGCTACGACGAAAACCAATGGGCGGCGTTCTATGAAAGCGTCATTGAACCGCTGGCGCTGCAATTAAGCCTTGAATTTACGCGCAAGCTGTTCAACGATCGGGAAAGAGCCTTCGGCAATTCTATTCTGTTCGAGAGCGGGCGACTTCAATTCACCAGCAACGCGACGAAAGTAAACTTGATCCGTGAAATTATGCCTATGGGCTTGCTTACGGTCAATCAAGCATTGGAAATTCTGAACCTTCCGAGCGTTTCCGGCGGAGATCGCCGCATTCAATCGCTGAATTACGTTGACGCGGACAAGGCGGAGGAATACCAGCTTGCAAAGGCAAAAGCGCCCGCAGCGCTGAACGGTGATACCGGAGCGGGAGCGGACGGCAAAAACGGAGAGAACGGAGGAACGCAGGCATGAAGGAAATTAGAGTATGCGAAATAAGAGCGGACGCGGCGGCGGCAGGCGCGGCGAAGGTTCTTAAATTAGAGGGTAGGCCGATTGTTTACGACCAGCCCACCACGATAAACGATCCGGCAGGCACGTTTATTGAAATTATCCGAGCGGGGGCGCTGGATCATGCGGACTTGTCCGACGCGAGATTGTTCTACAATCACGACTTGAACAAAGTACCGCTTGCGAGAACGCCCAAAACAATGCAACTGACGCTTGACGCGGCAGGGTTAAGCATGGTTGCAGAATTACCGGACACCGAGGAAGCGCGAAGCGTTTATACGGCAGTACAGCGCGGCGATCTTTCCGGAATGTCCTTCGCCTTCAAAGTGCCGGAGGGCGGCGACAGTTACGACGCGGCGACAAACACGCGCACGATCACAAAGATTGAAAAAGTGTATGAAATCAGCGTCGTTCCGTTCCCCGCTTATCCGCAGACCAGCGTTGAAGCGCGATCCGCTATTAACGCATGGACTTCTACGGCGGCGGAGAGGGCGAAAGCCATTATCAAGGCAAATTCAATTCTGCTGAAAGAGGTATAATGCTATGGCAGACGAAAACGGCATTGTTGTAAAGCCCGCCATTGTCAAGCAGGACGGGAATACAACAGAAATTGAAATCCATATCGAAAAGCCCGCCGAGCCGGAGCGGGAGCAGACCGAGGCGGCGGAGGCCGCACAGGACAAGCGGCGTAAATCGCTTACAGAAGTGCTTTACAGACAAATTGACATCTTGGAGCGGGAGCAGAAGAAAATTGCTTCCGGCTACGAGGGTAGCAACAACCCCAAAGCGGCGCGAAGTGAAAATCTTGCCTTCGCAAAGCAGATCACAGAAACGGCAAACGCCATTATTTCAATCAAACGGAGGAATACAAAATGAAATTCAAGACTATTGCAGAGGCTTTCAACCATTACCGCACTTCTACGCTGGAGGAAATCGAGCGCAGAGCGGCAGAGATCAAGAACATTGTTGCCACCGACGCAACCGCCGACGTGGACGCGCTCAATATTGAGCTTGAAGGACTTTCGCAGGCGAAGCAGAATGTACAGAGCCGCGCCGCGGGCGGGCAGCAGAACAGTTTTAACCCCGTGGCGGGCGCGGGTATGACCTTCGAGCGCCGCGCAAGCTATGAGGCTACCGAAGGCGACGTATTCAACAGCGCCGAATACCGCAGCGCGTTTATGAAACGCCTGCTGGGGCGCAAGCTGAACAGCTTTGAGGAAGCGGCCTTCAATCGCGCCATGACCGAGCAGCGGGCAGACGCTTACGGCACTTCCGGCAACGTTGCGGCGGTTCTCCCCACGCAGACGCTGAACGAGGTTATCAGCAAAGCCCGCACGATGGGCGGCATTATGAGCGTTTGCCGTTCCTTCAATGTGCCTTCTAAAATCGCTATCCCCGTCGGTACTCCCGCCGCCGCTGCAAGCTGGCACACCGAGGGCGCAGCGGTTGACAGCGCAGCGCCCAGCGTCGCAACCGTTTCTTTCGACGGCTACGAAATTATGAAGGTGCTTTCTATCAGCGTCAAAGTGCAGAGCATGAGCATTGCCGCATTTGAAAGCTACCTTGTGGAAGAGCTTACTAATTGCGTGATGGCCTGCATTGCGGACGGCCTTGTAAACGGTACGGGTTCTTCGCAGGGTACGGGCGTTCTGAACGGCATTACTTGGGGCGATACAAACGCCTTTACCTTCCACAAAACAAACGGGCTGAAATATGCCGACGTTGTGAAGGTCGTTGCCGCGCTGAAACGCGGGTACGCTTCCGGCGCTTGCTGGGCAATGAACAACGCCGCGCTGTACAACCTGTTTTACAGCATGGTGGACAGCAACGGGCGACCGATCTTCATTGCTGATCCGAAGGCCGAGGGGATCGGAAAAATTCTTGGCTTCCCTGTCGTTGTTGATGATTACCTCCCGGCGGAAACTATCCTGTTTGGTAACTTCAACTACATGGGCTACAATCTGCCGGAGGGTATCACGATCGAGGCTTCCCGAGAAAGCAGCTTCAAGAGCGGGCGCATTGATTACCGTGCTATGGCGGTTGCCGATTGCAAGCCCATTGTGGAAGAGGCCTTTATCAAGCTGACACGTTCGGCGACTTAATCGGGAGCGGGTGCAATGCTTACGTTAGAGCAAGCCCGCGAAGCGTTACGGCTGGATAACACCGACAACGACGATATTATAACGGGATTGCTTGCGGCTATTCCGGACTATATCGAGCTTTGCACGGGCATTCCAGCGGAGGCACAGAAAACCGAACCGTTAGCAGATACGGCGGGAAAGTTCATTCTTACGCTTTGGTATCATGCGGAGCGGGTAGACGCTGACAAGATACAGCGGACTATTGACAGCCTTTTGAAAACGCTTCAACTGAAAGCGGAAAGGGGTTAAGGGTATGGCGAAGGACTACGCGAGGCCGTTCTATGACAGCAAGGAGTGGCGCAAGACGCGCGAGGCTTATTTGCAAAGCCAGCACTATATTTGCGAACGTTGCGGTGGGGCGGCTTCCGTAGTCCACCATATTCGCTATATCAAGCCGTGGAACGTCAACGATCCGGATATAACGTTGAATTGGGACAATCTGAAAGCCGTTTGTGAAAAGTGCCACGCGGAAGAGCATTCGCAGGATATGAAGGCGCGGGGGCAGGCGGCGCGGCTGAATGGTATTGCCTTCGATGATGAAGGCAACGTAATAAAGCAAGCGAATGTATTTCTTGTGTGCGGAAGTCCGGCGAGCGGGAAAACAACATACGTTGCGCAGCATAAAAGCGGCAACGATTTAGTCGTTGATCTTGATTATCTGTGCGCAGCGCTGAACGGTGAAACGGGCAACGTGCATTTGAACCATGCGCCGATCCTGTCCGTTGCGCTGGAAGTTCGGGAATTACTATATCAGATCATACAGGCGCGGCGCGGCAGATGGGAACGCGCCTTCGTGATAACGACGATCGCAGACACACGGGAAATGAAAGCCATTGCCGACGAATTGCGGGCGGAGGTTGTTCTAATGCCGACAACGCTTGAAGAGTGCATACGACGCATTCAGAGCGACGAAAGCAGAGCGCACAACCGGAAGCTAAATGAAAAGCTGGCGGCGGAATGGTTCGAGAAGTACGACGCTTCACGACGCAGCGACGAAATACCCCCCACTAAAATTTTTTAGAGGGGGAAAACGCACCGTCAGGGGGCAACCTGTCTTTTCCTCTCCACGGGCGCACGTATGAGGGGAGGGCAAAAGCCCGAACGGGTAGTATTGAAACGGGGTGATTTGCCATGACAAACGATAGAGATAATGAGAGATTGAAGGACGTGCGCAAACTCAAAAAGATATTAAAACTTGTTCCGGCGGATCGCAAAGACATAGCCGAAAAGCTCATTGTTGAAATATCTTTCGTGGCGGAAACCCTTGCAGATTTGCGCGAAAAGATCAAGGAAAACGGCACGGTTGACCACTTCAAGCAGGGTAAACAAGAGTTCTTGCGGGAAAGCCCTGCTTTGAAGTCTTATAATACGACGATCCAGCGTTACAGCCTTCTTTATAAGCAGCTTACCGACCTATTACCGCCGCCGGAGGTTGACAGCAAGAAGAAAAATGAAGTGCTGGACTTCATCACAAAGCAGGGATAAACCTTGAATTACATTCTTGAATATTGGAGGGCGATTGAAGGCGGTAAATACGTTGTTTCGCGCAGGGTTCGGAAGGTTTATGAAGAGCTGGCGCGGCGGATCGAAGCGCCGGAAGCGGGCGCACGGTACATCTTTGACGAAAAGAAGGCCTTGCGCCCGATTGAGTTTATAGAACGCTTCTGCAAGCATTCAAAGGGCGAGTGGGCGGGCAAGCCCGTAACGCTTGAATTGTTCCAAAAGGCTTTCATATCCGCGCTGTTCGGGTTCGTCGATAGAGAAACGGGCTTGCGGCAGTACCGCGAAGCAATGTTCTACGTTGCCCGAAAGAACGGCAAAAGTACCATGCTGGCGGGCATTGCGCTTTATATGATGATCGCCGACCGCGAAGCGGGCGCGGAAATCTATTGCGTTGCCACAAAGCGGGATCAAGCGCGGCTTATCTTTGAAGAGGCCTATAACATGATTAAGCAAAGCCCACAGTTGCGCGAGCTTGTACGCAAGCGCAAGGGCGATCTATACTTTGCAAACACGTTTTCAAAAATGGAGGCGTTGAGCAAGGACAGCGGCAGCATGGACGGCCTAAATTCTCATTGCGTCGTGATCGACGAATTGCACGGCATTAAAGACCGCAATTTATACGAGGTTATGAAGCAATCGCAGAGCGCCCGCCGCCAGCCGCTCTTGATTATGATAACGACGGCTGGAACGATCCGCGAAAACATCTTTGATGAAATGTATGCGACGGCCTGCAATATCGTTGACGGCGTTTTCAAAGATGATACGTTTCTTCCGATCCTCTATGAGCTTGACAGCCGCGAGGAATGGACACAGCCGGAGGCATGGCAGAAGGCAAACCCCGCGTTAGGCACGATCAAGAAAATAGATGATCTTCAAACAAAGGTTGCCCGCGCACAAAATAACCCTAACGAATTGCGCGGCCTGCTGGTAAAGGATTTCAATATCAAGGACACGTTAAGCACGGCGTGGCTGACCTATGAGGACATAGACAACGCGGAAACGTTCGATCTTGCCCGCTTCAAGAACAAGTTTGCGATCGGCGGCGCTGACCTGTCGAAAACGCTTGATTTGACGTGTGCAACGCTCTTGATGATCGACAAGGACACGGGGAAACGGTGTGTTACGCAAATGTACTGGATACCGGAAGAAACGTTAGAGCGCCGCGTGGCGGAAGAAAAGATACCCTATGACAAGTGGCGGGATCGCGGACTATTGCGCACTTGCGCCGGAAACACGATCAATTACAAGGACGTAACGGCGTGGTTTTTGGAAATGGCGGCGGAATACAAGATTGTTCCCGCTTGGGTTTACTATGACGCATGGAGCGCCCGTTATTGGGTTGAGGAAATGAAGGCGAGCGGGTTTAATATGATCCCTTGCATACAGGGCGCAAAAACGCTTTCACTTCCTATGCAGAACATGGGTGCAGACTTGCAGGCAAAGCGGATTGTTTATAACAATCACCCGATCTTGAAATGGTGTTTGACAAACACAGGCGTTAAAACCGACGTAAACGGCAATATTGTTCCGGTCAAAAATCAAGCCGCAAAGCAGCGCATAGACGGCATGGCAAGCCTGCTTGACGCTTATGTAGGTTTAACGGAGAAATACGAAGAATATATACGGACGCTATAACGGAGGGAGCAGCAGGAATGAAGCTGAAAGATAAGAAAATCCGCATTATTGCTTTTACAAGCACGACAAACGAACACGGGTTCAGCACGGAAGAATGGCGACCGATCCATAGCGGGAGGCTGTGGGCTTACTATCGGCAGTTGTCCGGAAGCGAGTTCTACGCTTCCACAATGGTGAACGCGGCGGAAGAGGTTGTTTTCACGGTCAATCATAGAACCGACGTAACAACGGAAATGCTGGTGGAGTACGGCGGCAAGTTCTACGACATTAAACGCGTAGACAACTACGAAGGCTATACCGATGATATTAGCCTTTATTGCAAGCTGTCGAACGATCAAGATATAGAAGTTGTAGAGCCGGACACGGCGGAGGTATAACCGCATGGCGGCGACGTGGAGCAACGAGGAATTAGCCGAGCGTATCAAAGCGGGCGAAAATGAATTGTTGCCGATCCTCTGGGGACAGATACGCAATTTAATAGCCATGCTTGCAGCACGGTATTACATGACAGCGCAACAAAAATATTCCGCTTTTGTAGATAATGAAGATTTTATACAATGCGGGTATTTTGCAATGATCGAGGCGTTAAACGCATACGATCCGGCAAAGCAATTCCGTTTCACGTCATATCTGAAATACCGCTATACGGATTGCGTTAATAAAATGCTTGGCATTCGGCGCGTCCGCAGCGATCGCGGGCGAATATGGGAATTGCCGCCCGATCCAGCTTCACTAAACAAGGAAACGAAGCAGGGAGAGGGCGACGAATTAGAAGAGTTTGTTTCCGATGATAGCGGCGATCCGGAAAAGATTATTGAGCAACGCGAGCTTTCAAAGCTGATTACCGCCGCGCTGGAGGATTTAAGCCAAAAGCAGCGGGCAATTATTCAAGGGGTGTACTTTGAAGAGAAAAGCACGGCGCAGCTTGCGGAAGAATTAGGACTTACGGACGCACAACAGGCGTTCCGTGTAAAAAACAAAGCGCTAAACGTATTAAGCAAAAACGAACCGTTACGGCGGTACTATTATTCAAACTTCGACGATCCGCCGGAAATTCCTTCGTATGAAAGCACGACACCGGAGCGGGCATTAGCGGCGGAAGAACAATTAAACGAATGGAAACGGCGATACATAAAAGAATTGGAGGGAATAACGGGTGGACTTCTCTAAACTGAAAGAAATGGCGATTTACGATCTTACGCAGTACAGGCAGCTTGCAGACAGCAGCAGCGCCGAGGATCGGCAGCGGGCGGCGCTGATTAAAAAGACGCTGGCGCAGTTGCCGGAGAAAGAACAAGCCGTGCTTGAATGGTTCTATATCAACAGAAATCACGGACGCGCTGACCGGATTAAACTTCAAGCGGCGCTTAACATGGAAAATTCGGTATTGTACCGCTTCAAAGATACGGCACTTTTACACTACTACACGGCGTTGGTATGTGTACTTCATTCAGCGGAATAGAATAACCCCGCCTTCCATTACCGGAAAGCGGGGTTATTTTTTAGCGTTCAATCTGAACGACTAACCCGAACACGTCAAGCGTTACAAAAATGTTCGGATTAGATTGTAATGGTGGAGATAAGGGGACTCGAACCCCTGGCCTCAGCATTGCGAACGCCGCGCTATACCAACTTAGCTATATCCCCACGGCACAAAATATTCTACAACATATCCGCGCGAAATGCAAGAGTTTTGTTTTGGCTTGATGGGACAAATTTTGCGGCGGGGCAAAAAAATTTGTTGTTCCCTATTGACTTTCGCCCGCCAAGCAAGTATACTATCCCTTGTCC